AACACCTGTATTAACTGATTAACCCAGTTATCTGTACTAAATCCCTTTGATTCTATGGGTAAGTAATTATTTGTTCCTTTATAGATGTTATTCAGAGGTTTATCATAACTACTCATATCAAATCCTAACATATATACTTCTTTTGTACCCTGTTGACAAGCCAGATGTATTGCAGTTGCACCAGCACACCACTCTTTAGGGTGTTTTATGTTTTTAATTTTATCATTCTCTTGTAACCATGTAACATATAGACCTACATTTTTATAGCATTTTCTTTTTATATCTTCTTTGTTGAGGTGTGGAAAGTTTTTTATCATATCGTGATAGTTTCTTTCTGCATCTATTGCTTCTTTTCCTTGTACAACACAAATATCACTATTGTTTGGATTGTCAGTTTGAAAAACTAGTTCTCGTGGATAGTTCATCATTAAAAACTCTGGATGAAATTGTTCTAGTATACTCCAATCTGCAAACCAACAATTGTTCTTAGATGTATAACCAGACTTGTATATCTCTTGTTGTATTCCATAATCTATAGCAACTAGATTATCAAGTTTACAATCTCTGTAAGCTGCATTACAACCCCATGTAGTAAATCCTTCATAATCTTTAGTTACATCCCAAGATTTTCGAGATTCACCATTTCCATAAATTATTGCTTTACTCATATCACACCATTAATCCTTTTAATATTAATTTAAAACTGTTAGTATCAAAATTTAAAAAAGACTTATAATCATTCATAAGTTTATATACATCTTTCCAAACATAGTCATCAACAAGTTTTGTATTCCACTCTTTATGAAAACTCAATATACTATCTAATATAACTAAAGTTTCTAATGAAACTCTTTTACCAAGATAATCTTTTAACAATTTAGGGTGTTTGTTTTTAGATACGGCAACCAGATTTTTATCTAGTATTGGTTCTATCTCTGACTTAAATGTATAAGTCAAACTTTGTATTTTCTTTTTCCATCCTATAAAGTTTTGTTCATCAAACTTGCCAACCCAACCTTTTGGATGTATCAAAAAATTAGCAAGTAAATAATCTTGCACATCTTCCTTACTTTTATATTTGTGAGTTAGTTTAACAAAAAAAATTCTGTCATTTCTTTTGTAAAATGAATCCCTTGATACCTTAGATTTACCATTGTACTTCACAAAGTCATAGTCACTTTTATCAAAGTGAGCCTTCATAGCACAGTACATCAAATACGCATCTATTGGTTGCATTACATAGGTAATTTTGCAGACTTAGGTAAATAGTTTAAGTCTATGGCATTTACCTCTATTTTCTCTTTTAAATTTTTAGTTAGAAGTTTTGCAGTTGTTACAGGTTCAATACCCATCTGTTCACAATATATAGATATTGCTTCCAAGTGAGTAACTCTTTTGTGAAAAGCAATCTTTTCTATTTCCAAAGAAAATGTCTTTGGTGTGTGAACTGTAGCATCTGCCATCATACACATCCTGTTGGTTTTGGTAGACCACCGTATTTTGCAATTATTTTCATAGGGCCTGATTTAAAGACTTCGTATAATTTACTTGCCTTCCTATCCATACCAAACTCTTTTGCAAAGACACGAACAGCAGGAACTGTACCTGTTTCATTGTACATTTCTTTTGCTTTGTCTATGTATGTTTTGATTTCTTCTGTTATGGCATAATTATCTTCTTCTGCCATTTGATTCATAACTTCTTCTGACCAATCACTTGTGTTGATAAGAAATCCGTCACCGTCTCTATCCAATTCCATAATATACTCCTTAATTTTCACCATTATACTATACTAAAACATGTATTGTCAACTTTTTTTAATTATTAAAATGCAGCACTTGAACCACAACCACATGTGGATTTGGCATTTGGGTTTTTAATAGTAAATGCACTACCATTTAGTGGGTCATTAGTGTAGTCAATTGTTGCACCATCAAAATACATTCCACTCATAGGGTCTACAAGAAGTTTGACTCCGTTAGTTTCAAATATCCAATCGTCATCTTTTATCTTATCTAAGGTGAATCCATATTGAAAACCAGAACATCCACCACCCTGTATAAAGGTACGAAGATTAAGACCATCTTCTTCAGTTGCCAAGATTATCTTTGTTTGGTCAGCTGCACTCTCTGTAAATATCATTTCCATTACTTGTACCACTCCGCTAGTGTTTCTTCTAATAATGGTATGTATTCGTGTTTTTTCTTAACAAACTCTTGTACTGTACCATTCTCCGTCACAACTAAAATTACTATTTGATTGATAGGTGTTCCTGTCATTTCCTCAAACATTTCAGCATATGCTGCTGTTTGAATATAGTAATTTTCATTATAAGAATCTTTTCTTTCGTTTGTAGATGTTTTAAAATCTACGATTGATAACTGATGTGCATAGTTTGCTATCAAATCTACTCTACCTGCTACTTTATATTTATCAGAATACAAACATGCCTCTTGTGCATAAACATCTGTTATGTATTCGAACTTTTTGTTTTTCAATTCAGTAAATAAAGTATATGGGAAAAAATCTTTCTTATGGTGTTCCATATCCTCACCATTCAGATAATCTTCGCACATCTTGTGTACTTTTGTACCTCTGGTTGCAGCTTTATTACATATGTAATTAGCAGTCTTTTCACCCACTCTTTTACGCCACTTCATCAATCCATCTTTACCTCTAGGTGACAATACTGTAGTAATTGAAGGATAATGATTTCCTTCTGGTGTTACATAATGTCTCTTACCATCAACTGTTTTTGTTTTTAAAACAGGAAAATCTAATTGTTCACTCATTATATTGTATGCCACTCCTTACCTTCAAATAATAAAGACTCTGCGAGTCTTCTTCTAATTAAACCATTTAGTGTTTTGCCTGCAGCTTTGTTCCATCTTTTCATTTCAGAAGGAACTGAACCGTAGTCTGTTTCATTTAATTTTTTCAACATAGTTGAACTTCTTAAATTACCAACACCTAAATTAAATGTCCATGCAACTAGTGAATCAAATTGACTTTGATTTAGTTCAACGATTACATTGTCATCAACATATTTTTCAAACTTTGCAATATCATTTTCTAACAATTCATCAGCTTCTGGTTGTGATATTATATCATCTTCCTTTACTCCACCTGTATGACCATAACCTATTGTCAATACATTAGCAGAACATCTATAAGCTTTTAATCTACAACCTTCAAATTTTTTAATCAGGGCTAATCCCTCTTGACTGCATTTCATAACTCAACTCCTATACCTTGTTTAGTTTTTTCTATGAGATAACTTCTCACGAAACCAGACCTTACAATATCTGGAATATCAAATTCTACACAATTAAATTCATCCATATTTTCTAGGACTTTGAAAAAATCGTGTAACCCATTTCTCTCATTCGTCTTTGTCAAATCTGTTTGACTAAAATCACCACAGAATACTATTTTAGAATCTTGCCCTACTCTTGTGATGATAGTATCTAACTCGTGGAAATTTAAGTTCTGACATTCATCAACTATTATGATTGAATTGTCAAATGTTAAACCTCTAAGAAACGAAGTAGATACAAAGTGCAAACTTCCTTGTCTTTTAAGTGCATCATACAACCCTCTAAATGATTCTTCGTTTGGTTGTTTGAACATGAACTGCACCATGTTTGAATATGGTACTTGATACAATGCAGCTTTGTCTTCTTCATCGCCTGGCAAGAATCCTATCTCTCTTGTCGGTATGAGTGAACGAACAATTATAACCCTATCAAAAGGTGTTTCATTATTTAAAACATCTTTTAATGCAAGGTATAATGATACAAATGTTTTTCCTGTACCAGCACACCCAAAATAAAAACCATTCTTATCTGCTTTATGACCCTCAAATACTAATTTTTGATTATCTGTGATGGGTTCAATCTTTACTAAATCTGTAGACGTAATCTCTTTCTTTTTTGACATTTACTTATTATCCTCTGGTTTACCTTTATGTTTTACATAACCTTTCTTTTCTTCTTTTTTTCTGTTCTTTTCAACCGTTGCTTTACAGAATTTACGAAGGTATTTTGCTACAAAATTTCTCATATTCTTAATATTTATAATAGTAGTAAGGCGTTGAATCATTAGTATCAAAGATATTAGGGTGGTTCATAAGAGCTCTACGATATGGTGTCCATGTAATCCCTCTACCCCAACCTAGTCTATCTATTATGTCCCCTTTGGAAAGTTTACCAGCAGTTTTAATCCATTCAACTATCTCTTTAAATCTATCAGTATCCTTGACTGCACGAGTTTCTATTACAAGTCTATCAATGTACATGGACATTTCTATCATTTTGTATTTGTACACAAGCTTGTTTCTCATCCAGTCAAGTGCCTTAGATGCTTCTTCATTTCTGTACTCTGGGTCATCTAAGTATGTGTTTAATAATTGAAGTGCTGTATGGTCATCTTCAAAGAAATCACCCATCTCATTTAGTTCATGGTAGTAAGTATCATCATACATGATATAAGGAACTCCATTCATCATTCCGTCTGTTGTTGATACACTCCAACCACCATATGATTGTTTAGGTGAAAACCCAACATAGCATTTTTGTAATTCTTTATAATACCATTTTTTATTACCTTTTGTAACTGTCATATACTCACGAGTTGGACTAGATAATAACGGCACCCATACTTTAAAGTCTTGTCGTATTTCATATAACTTATCACATACGGCAACAAACTCTTTGAAGTGTTTGTAAGTATCTGGTCTATGATTAAACACAATAATCTTTTCTGGTGTTTTATTTATTTCATCTATGATATCTTTTTCATCAACACCTAAATGTTGTGGTGTAAGTATATCATTTAACCTTGCAATAATATCATCACCAAATGTTTCTCTTGCTTGATTCATTACTAAATCTTTTTGATGTTGTGTGTTAAGATAACATCTTTCGTATTCTAACACTCCTGTAATTTGTTGTAAGAAACTATCTTTTGACCAAGCGACTACATCTTTAACATCCCACCAATGACAATAACCAAAAAACTTTGGTTTGTGGTGTGTGATGTTATACATTACATTTTTAAGTGCATGTGTGTGTTCTGGCAAGTGTGTCATCACTAAATCAAAATCTAACTCTCTACTTAATATTCTTTTTATTGTAGGAACATCAAAATGAGAACGCATTGTTGGTGGATATGTCGGCATTGGCACAACATATTGAGTTACATTTTTAAACTGTAAAGAAGGCACATTACAAGGTAGAATGAGATAGAACCACAAGTCATCACGAATTTCATTCAATAAAGAAATCTGTTTCTTAATGACTTGTATGTAACTATCCTTTTCTAAGTCCTCTTGAAAAGTGATGTTAGGATATACAAGCACCCTAACAGTCTTTTGAAGTTTTACTTCTTTGTCTATTTCAAATAAGTTCATGTTGGGTATAATATCATACTCAAACATGTTCTGTCAAGAATTAAACAAGTTGCTTCTTGAAAATTTTTCAATTGTATGGTCAATTGCGTTAATAAAATTTGTTTTCCAATCTTTATATTGGTGTCTTTCCCAAGATATATCCTGTATTTCTTTTCTATCTACTTTTTCAAATGATTTGATAGCATCTGATAGTTCTAGTTTATTTGATACAATTTTGTAATGACTATCTTTACCACACAAACTAGTAGATGAATGTTTATTGTTATTACTGTTTAGAATAATTGGTACACCATGTGTTAGTGCTTCTAATGCAGTAATGCCCCATGTTTCCTGATAAGAAGTAGAAAAATAAGTCATAGACTTAGATAAATTTTTCATAACATCAACATGTTTTAAGTTCATCAAAACTCCATTCCAATGAGAATTTTTTTCAAAATACTTTTTATCCTTATCAGCAATTGGTGTGTTTGTCATAAGGATTGTTCTGTAATCTGTATCACGCAACCACCCCTTTAATAGAAATGGTTTTTTTTCAAACGAGTCGCATCTACCGATTGTACAACAATCATATTCTATATCTAACAAATCTGGTTTATCACCTTCAACATAACTTGAATTAAGATACCCATCAACAAGCACATCATCACATTTTAATCTTTTTGCCATAGTCCTATACCATTCGTATTGGTACTTACTCACCATATAACAAGAATGATTATAGTTAAGAAGATTTTTCATTCTGTTAATTATTGAAGCAATTCCATAATGACCATGATTTACAAACATTATTGGTATTTCTGAATCTAATATTTTACTTCCACAAAATGATGCTGTATGCCAATTGGATATAATAATATCTGCATCTATACTTTTTGCAAACTTTTTTATTGTTGTGGTATTATCTTTAACTGATTTGTTATTGTCTATATTCACAATGTGTACATCATCAAACGTATTAATAATTTGTTGACAAAACTTTTCAATTCCACCTGTTACTACGTTAGGATTATATTCTCCTAAATGTACATTATATGGTAATGCTATTCTCATCTTATTATGTCAATCTTATTCATAGTTTCTGGAGTCCAGATTTCTAGTTCTGTACGAACCTTGTTTTCTGCAATCATTTTTTCATATCGTTTACTAGCTTTCTTTTTCCACCACTCAGTAATATTTTCTAATTCAAACCTATCAAAGTTTTCTGCCTTTGTTAGAACCTCTGTCTTTCCTAACAACACATCTTTTACATTTGAATACCCATACTCACCCATGTAAAATCTTTTTTGTGTAGTAACATCACTTGCCTTTTTCATCTGTTCAGTAAACATATTGTATGCTTTAATATCATGTTGTTTTAAACTTGCTTTAATGATACTTACCATCTTACTTTGGATTTTTAATTTTCTACTTGCTGTAACTTTTCCATCGGCTGTTCTGGCAGGAACTAAATCTTCACCACCATTTTTTTCTGTAAACCAATCTCTCATTTCAAAGTATAGGTCTTCACCAAGTGTTAGTAAAAACTTAGATAGTGTATCACCTTTATATCTTAGAAATGGTTTCATACCATCATACATAGACATACCTTTGATGTTACCATACAAACTAGTCGTTTCAAATAAACAGAACTCTGTATTGTATTTTTCATTTAACATTCTACGAATTGTATGTGAAGTGCAAATAGATGCCATCAACTTACCACCAAGATAATTATATCCAAATGGTTGAACAGGTACAATATTAAAACCCATGATAGCACGTTTGTTGAAGATATTTAAATCTGGTGTACCACCCAAGTAATCATTACGAGGTTTGGAATTAATTATTGGTGAACCTAATTTAATAAATCCAACAACTTTGTTTGTGTTTGTTTCTTTGACAATTATTTTCATCATTTTGCCAGGAGCATTGTCTGGTGAAAATGATGCAACCATTTCAAGCATAGTATCAAATGTTTCATTTGATGGTAGTATAATTTCAAAGTTCATATCTTGTGGATGCATATCAAATGATTGAAACATATCATCATCTAAACCCATGCCGGGTAATGCTTGAGGTATATTCTTTATTCGTTCAATCTTTCTAACACGAAAGTAATCGTCAATACGATTGAAGTCCTTGAAATATTTTATTAACTTCGTAGCAGAATATATAGCGTCTTGTTTGTTTAGTATCATAATATTATAATATAATAAGTAGGGGTCAACTAATCCATTAGTCAACCCCCTGTGTATAATTTATAGTTAAATTAATTATAACACAATAGTATTTATTAAAGTAGTGTGTCCTTGAGGTTATATTTACCAACTACTTTATCTGATTGTACTTCTTTTGCAGTTTTTCTAGAAAACCTGTCTGCCAGTGGCGTATTAGGATTCCTACCTGCTATCTTCTGAAGCGTTTCT